GCAAGGAACCCACGGCATAACTTGGAGCTGGCATCAATCCTAAAGCCAGTTGAACACCAGGTATATAGCTTAACTAGTTTTAGAAAGGAGATGGGATGTAGACCTGACTTTCGAAAAACTAAAATCTTCGGAAAGTGCGCTAATGCGGAGGAGCGGGCAAGGTTAATACTAGACAAGTGGGATACATTCAAAGATCCAATCTGCTTGTCACTAGATGCATCGCGGTTTGATGCTCACGTGGACGTTGATGTGCTTGAAGTAGAACATCAATTCTACCTATCCCTGTGTGATCCTAAAGATAAGCACAGGTTGAACGAACTTCTTCAGTATCACAAACACAACAAGGGACGCACTAGTACAGGAATAAAGTACAAGGCCCTTGGTCGTAGGATGTCCGGAGATACCAACACAGCATTGGGTAATTGCACCCTTATGCTGTTGTTCGTTTTCACGGCTATGAGAAAACTAGGTATCAAGTCCTATGATGTGTTAGATGACGGAGATGACGTTCTTCTGTTCCTGGATAGGAAGGATGAGAACAGGGTTCTCACGTCGCTGACTAAAATATTCCTTGGCTTCGGTCAGGAACTCAAGGTAGACGAGGTTGCTCGTAATCCTTGGGAAATTAGTTGGTGTCAGACAAAGCTAACTCAGAGGAGCAATGGCTTAGTAGCTATGGTGCGTGACTTTCGGAAGCTTTTAGCAACTGGGGGAACAAGCCACCGTTACTATGATCACGTCAAAACCGGGCGGAAAGTGATGAAAAGTGTCGGAACATGCGAGTTGTATCTGGGACGTGGTGTCCCCATCTTGCAAGAGTATGCCCTTATGTTGCTCAGGGAGGCCGGCGACGTCGATCTGGCGTCTCAGTTTGACGAAGCGTTGGAACACCGTGTGGGCCTGGAGGGGGGAATGAAGAAAGTTGCCGAATTTGCAGCTGCGATGCCGATTAATGATGCGTGTCGTGCGGCATTCGAACTCACATGGGGAATAACTCCAGACCAACAAATCCAGTTAGAAGGCGAGCTTAAAGCCGTCAGGATAGATTGGTCGTCAGGAATGGTCAATTTAGGGCAGCTAGATATTGCGGGCGATCGCAGCACTAGACTTCTGCCATGGGAAACAAGCACTATTGCTTATGGTGTGTCAGGGCGTTTGGGCCCATACACCTAGTACCAGAATTGATTACCTGATTGAATCGTGGTGTGCGAAATCATATCACAAGCTAAGACTTCAACGGACGATGTGAGCCTTATGGGTCGAACCTGCTAGCGCGGGGAAGTGACCGGCTGGGGCCATTGGAGAGACATTACATAGTACGGTTGCTCTTATCCCACACACTAAGGTTGTGGGGTTGGACCAGGCTTAAGAGATGTCCTACCATGTTAGAACCACATAACATGTTGTTACCAACTTGACCAAAGCGGCGTTGCGGCGCAATCATAAACCCTAACCTTGCGAATGCCTAAGCCGGGGCCATAAGGCTGTCCGGGGGATCGGGTAATGTGCTGCGGAAAGCGGACGTCATGAGGACTTGTCGAAGCGAAGTGAGTGATTAGAGCCATGGTTCATGGTTGCCCAGAGCTAAGCGGGCATGCAAAGAATAGCGGCTGGCGTGATCACAGATATGTGATCCCTGGTTTGTCACCAGAGTCCAAGCTGGGGTTGAGCTGAAGATGTAGCACTAAATCGTCTGTGGCATACATTAGAAGCACCAGCGTTGAATCATGTAGAGTCAACCCAAAGCAGCGCATACCAACACTAGGTTCGTATGGGTTAAGGAATTGAATGTTTAGCCTTGTTGCTTGGGGGACGTTTACTGTTAGTCTGAAGTGCCATGTTGCGGAGGTTTTACGGTGGGTGTGTGACAGTGGATGCAACATAACGCACTGGTAAGTTTGTGCTAGATATGCTATAGCATTGGGGAAGTAATGTTGGTGCGAACGCATTGTTGTCTAGTAATGACTTAGATTAAATGGTGGGATAACACATTTAATTCTATACGAACGACGACACCTAATAGCGACATCAACAAGTTGATGATTACTTATGCTTAGCATGTGGATCACATGTCTTGCCACTGCGGTGCATCTCGGGAACGTGTTACACACTGATTACCGAGCAACTATAAAGGCTTGAGGCTTGAAAGGCTCAACTACCGCTGGAATGGGGATCACCTGGCCCATACCTCTAGATGAACGAGAGGACAGTTAACGCTGATTGGGAGGGTTAGTGTGTGAGGCCCTTGGGGGGTAATACCATTACAAACTGATGATCGAGCACCAACACTTGAAGTGACTCGGTGCGTAATGGGAGTGCATCTATATGTACGAAATAAATACTCTCTGGCTGAAATCACAGGCTTATAAAGCAACGGTGGAAACCCGTCATTACCCATAAACCAGATACAAAAAATGTAGTAGAGTTCATGCCATCTTCATATCAAAACAGTACGCTAACCTAGGTCGCATTGCGACACAGACATGACCGGACCGGACCGGATTATAGAATGTGTGTGTATCTGTGCGTAGGGGGTGTTGGACATACATGGCTGTGGTGCTAGCGATCCAGGCATACCACAGTGGTTTACAAGGCACACTTAGGTGTGCACAATAGGGT